TGCTTGTCGTTTACTGTGTCAATGTGGGTTTCCAGTACCTGCGGGGCCGGTATACATTCGCCGTAAGTGACGCCGATTATATTTCCTTCTCCAGTTAATGGTTTTGGTAAATCCCAGCCATATGTCGGAGAGGATGAATTATCCGCATTAAGGGACTTTGGTTTGACGCCAAACATGGTGTTGATTATTCGCCCGCCAACGGCCATTACTGCACCTGCGTATAGATAGGATGTTAATCCCACTTGTCCGCCAGTCCATAGACCACCGGCAATATTGCCAACGTAGGTCATAAGTAAAACAGAGGCAATTGTGCCAAGTATTTTTTTTAGTCCGTCGCCGACATGCGGAATAATTACGATCTGATCTCCATCAGCCGGATAGGTTAACTCAGGCTGGTCAACAAAATTGCTATTGAGGATATAGTCCATATCCGGTATATTGACGTATTCCGTTAGCCGCTTTCCCGGCACAAAAATAACCTGCTCAACTTCGCGGCAGGTTCTGTCGAATGGATTTTTTATTATGATTATCTCAATAATGGGTATCACCCCCTTGGCACGTAGTACCCTGCGATTTTCCCCTTCCATCCGGGGTCATATATACGGGCGATGCACACGCCGCTGGCCGCATAGGCTTGTATAAATTTACCATCACCGATGAATACGCCAACGTGTGTAATATATTGCGTATTCATGCGCATGCCGACCAGGCACGGCACCGGCAGCGGCGGTTTTACCTCAACGTACTCCGGCAGAGAGTCGGTTATTTGTCGGCCTATTTTTTTAGCGTCATAGGCGGATATATGATAGTCTGGCAGGTCTATGCCGTAGCGGCGATAGACTTCGCGGGCCAGGCCCCAGCAGTCAAATTCATAGGGACCGCGCCCGCCGTCCTTAAATTGGCCATTTGTAATTAAATCGTCAAAATTTACCAAGGATAATTTTTCCTCCTGTCGAATGATGTTGTTGGAAGGAGGTGATTATTATGGATATCAAAGAACTTGACCGCGAATTATTACGCACACTTAATTCTTTCCAAGGAAGGGAAAACAGTATATTAAATAGTTTTGATCGTCATCCCCAGGAAGGTATTGTCAGATTGATCGAAGCCACTTCAAACGCACTCAATAATTATAGGGAATCAATAATTAAATATCTTAGTGAAAAGGAATAAATTTAGAGGGCCGTCAGTGGCAGCTGGCGACCCTTTTTCTTACTCTACAGACTGAACTAATTTTTCGCGCTCGGCTTCGATAACTTGTTCAATCTTTGCGTCTGCGACGTTTCTTACGCAAGTTAATATATGGCAGATATCCCCCACCTTTACCCCTTCTGCCGCCAATAAATTTACAATTTTCTTGGCAATCTCCTCTTTATTCTCAGGCCCTAAACAAAACATATTTTTATCTCCTTTCTTATGCCGATTTTATCCCTTGTTCACCGCCAAAGCGGTTAGGATTTGTACCATTCCAGCGACAGGTTGACAGGGTGTAGTCGCATTCCGGCATGTTCCCTGCATAGCCGCACTGGATATCTTTGTAGTGGTACGGGCAAAAATCCCGCATGTACCGCCAAAACGGGAAGCGGAAGCTATGGTCATTGCTGGCGCCAACGATGAATGTCACCCATTCTTCATCAAATTTGGTCTGATTAATTATAAAATCTAGTTCAATTTCCGGGACTGGGTTGTCTAAATGCCGGGCATGCACGATCATTAATTTTACCTTAGCGTCCGCAAAACCACGGTATTGCTGGACATAAGATTGTACCAGCCCTTGTATATTACTGACTTTTAAATTCACGGACGGTAATTCCTTGCCGTCCTCTTTCACCTGGTCAAAATTTACAGGAAAACATATCCACAGGTTATCATTCCAGGTACAGTCTTGATTGTCACGTACTAGCCGTATCGGCTCCGGTATGCCGTCCACGTCAATCTGTATCAGCACTAAAAATGGTTTGTCGTTGGCAAGTTTGTTTTTTTCAAGGATTCCAGCTGCAGACCATAATAACATGTTATACCTCCTCGAAGGTTAACGATCCCCTGTATCCCTCATGATACGGCAACCAATCGCCCTTACTCGCAAACCGGACAATTTTCTGTACGCCGGCCGCAGGACCATAATACGGAGTAAAATAAAACATATCTGCGGTGCCATGTACGGAAAACCAGAAATCGATTAACGCCTGATAATCTTCATCAGATACCCCGCGCCAAAAGTAAGACCACGTACCCGGCATTCTGCTGGCACGTGGCCTAGTTATTTTATAGTTCGCATCAGTTGTTGTTGATACTGTTGAGTCCTGATAATCTTCTTTAAAGCTGCCCGATTCGACTTCTGGAATCACAGGCTGCGGAAAATCAGTAGGAAATGTTAGCATATTACGCACCCCCCAGGGCTGCATTAAAATTACGTGCATACGACGAATTGCGAGATGCTTTGTCCAGCACTGCGTCTGGCGCAATCTCAATAACTATTTGCCGGATACCGTCCATTATGCCGCCATCTGTAGCCGTTACTTTAGCGCTAGAATTATTATTCACAACAATATTAACGCCGCCTGTACCGCCTCCTGGACGGATTGCAGATGCACCATAACCATCACTAAGGCTTGACAATGATGGACCAGTTACGAGGCCGCCAGTGGCGAATCCGGGAAGATTACCGGTATCGTTCATATAGTTTAAATTGCCGACGCCGATTGAACTAGTCGCATCGCTATTCATGACGAATTCACCAGCAGTGAGCAGGCTCGGAATGTGGTCTACGGTTCGACTGCCGGAGTTGCCGGTGTAGCCGCCATCGGCTTTATTTAAATAAAAACCGCCATTTGAGCCTACAGGACCTAAAACACCTGCGGGGGCACTGCCTGACAGGTTAACCCCGCTGCCTAAAAACGAACCAAGCAGGCTCTCCGTAATACTGCCAGCCAATCTCTTAGCCGCAATATCGGCAATTGTTTTAATTACGAGTTTGCCAAAATCTTTTACAGCGTCGCCGGCGTTATTGATGTCCTGAAAAATCGTTGAGAACATGTCGCCAAGGCCGTCCTGAAAATTATGGGATGCCTCGGCCATATCCTCCATGGCTGTACGGTGGGAGGCCTTCCAGGCGTCATAGTATGCATCGATCATGGATTGGCGGCCGGTGAGGTCTTGATAAAGAGCGCCGCGTTCGGAATCCAATTCTTCCATATAGGCCGACAGATTACCATCGTCATATGCCTCGCTTAAGTTATTTTTAAATTTTTCAGTATCATAATGCAGATCCTGAATTTTTTGCTGAGCTTCTTTTTCGATTAACACCCGTTCATTTGCAGCCTGCTTGGCGAAATTTATGGTTCCGTTTGACATTTTCTCGAATTGATAGCCTGCTGCTTGCCAGGCTTTTATCATTTGCGTTTTATGCTCTTCATCAGCATTAGTAAACTCAAGCGACATATCCCGGTATTTATTCTCAAGGTCAGTTAATTGCTTTGTTGCGTCCGATTCAATGTCAAATTTCTGTTTTTCTACACCAAAAAGACCGATTGATTTAAATCGTTCTTGTAAATTACGGGCATATGACAATGCTGAATCCCATATTGAGTTGGTTTCTTTCTGCTGGTCATAGAGAATTTTCTTTCGTTTTTCGGCATATATTTCATCGAGGCGGGTTAAGTCGCGCTGGTAGTTTTCGTTGGCGGCGGCGGACTCGTTTAATTCTTTTAGTTGATCGTCACGCCATTTATCAAGTTGCTCAAGATGAGTTTTGGTAAGTTTTGTCCATTCATCCTCAATTGACTTGCTTACCCTATCTGCAGCTTTTTCGAGTTTTTCCCATTCTTTTTCCGCATCAGATTTCTTTGTTTTTGCGTCAGATAAACTCCCTGAAGTCACTCCTGCGCTATGCAATCCTGTAAATGTCGTGTTTGGCTTATTTGCTTGCGGAATCATACCTGCAATATCAGTACCGCCTAAACGTAGCTTGCCGGCGGCTGCAGTAACCTTTCCTATTCCAGCAGACAAATTACTAAATAAGTTTCGAACACCTGCTGGCAATACGCTACTCACTAAGTTTAAAAGCGGTTGCATAGCGCCTATAATCCAATTGACGCCTGACGCAACAATAGACTTAATACCTTCCCAGGCATCGCTAATAAAACCGGTTATTCCACTCCAAATAGTATTAGTAGCATCACTAATGGAATTCCATCCTTCAGTAATATAATCTACTGCACCGCCAACACTATCATAAACAACATCGGTAATAATTGACCAATAATCAGAAAAAAGTTGCGAAATTGTACTCCATAAAGATCCGAATAACTCAGAAAGTGGTTCCCAATTGTTCCATATTTCATAAGCTAGAGCGCCAACAGCAGCCCCTGCAGCTATAAATGGCGCAAGTGGTACAATAGCCGCCCATGCACTTACGGCAAAAGCATACATAGCCGGGATAGCTGCTGCGATAATCGCCCCGGATAAAGCAAATACCGCCGCGATTGCTTCGGGCGGTACCAGTCCTTGAATAGCTTGTTTAATGCCGACAGAGCTTATGGCAGATGAAAATTGAGTAAGCGTATTTGCCACATCTTGCAATATTCCCTTTATGTTAAATGTTTCAATTAATTGATCGCCAATACCCCTTAGAACCATTCCAGCATTGTCTTTTATTGTAGACAACAATCCAGGTATTTCTTGAGATAAAGCCGACATCCCGCCCTTAAATTCTGTCTGCAATCCCTTAATAATACCATTTATGGCCGTTGATGCATCTACGGCACCGTCTTTGGTCATTTGCATGGCTTGCGGAATAGATACACCAAGCTCACTTGCAACATATTTCCAAGCCTGGATATTGTTGTCTGATAACTGGTTAATTTCTTCTGCTGATAGTTTTCCCTTTGCTTGAATTTGTCCAAGAGCTCGAACTACTCCGTTAATAGCATCTTGTCCACCCCCCAACAAAGCAATAGAATCGCCAATTGCAGACATCATTGGAATTACATCTTCTGCCGCAAAACCCATACCTAACAGTCTTTTTGTTGCATTTACCAGTCCTGGCATTTCAAACGGAGTATCGGCAGCAAAAGTAGTTAAATCTTTAAGCATTGATTCAGCCTTATCAGCACTGCCAAGCAACTGAGTAAAAGCAGTTTTGCTGGCTGAAAAATCGGCCGACATTTTAATAGCCGCTGCCCCAACAGCTCCCATAGCGGCAGCAAGACCTGCCAGCAGTCCTGTCGCTCCTTCTGACACATCAAGCGCATCGGCACCAAAACCACGCTTTAATTGTCGCTGTGAAGCAGCAATTTCTTTGCGAAGACCCGAAGAATCACCAGAAATCTTTACAAGCAATTCAGCTATAGTTGCGATAATATTCACCTCCTAATGGTATTAATTTCAAAAAATGTGTATAATATAGAAAAGGAGATGGTTGAATGATAAACAAATTAGGTCCTTCACTAACTTGCTTAATATTTTCTGTTTTTTGTGTCCTTCTTGGTTTCATACCTTTTATTGGACCAATATTTTTATTTTTAGCCTTTGCATTTTTCATGGCAGCTATTATCGGTCCATTTTTAAATATCAAAACAATAAAAAAAGAGTGTCCATACTGCGGAACACCAATTAGCGTAATAAACAAAAAAACAGGCGTAACTTGCAAGGCCTGTAAAAAACGAATTGTAATTCAAAATGAAAAATTTTTAAAAGTTTCTTAGTTAATCAGCTTTTGATTTTTTATTTTTTTGTGGTTTATATAAGTCCGTCGCTTTGACGGGCTTTTTTGTATGAACAGACATTTGCGCTGCAGCAAAATGTGCTCGTATTCTATTGTCACGATCTTCACGCCATTGATATCCATCCCACATAGATTCAAATTCGTGTGGCTGCAAAGCTCCAAATTGCCATGGCTTTAACTCTAATGGTCCATAAGCAATAGTTTCAGCCCAGTTAACCCATTCATGAAAACTAAGGACGGGCTTGCCGTCCTCTAGGCGTTTTTTTCTTCAGATTCCTCTGCTTCTACTGGTTCAGGATACAACTCAGGATAATAAATTCTCAAAGCATTACTAGCAATAGTTTTCCCTAATGCTCCACTGGCTGCAATGGCATGAATAATTAAGGTTGCTATATCATCAATGGAGTTATCTTCTACATCCAAATATTTTTCTATTTTTTCAACATACAAGTGAGGATTGATTCTCTTAAGGCAAATCGGTAACGCAACTAAGCAAAATTCAAATCCAGCATTTCCAGACCGAACAATCTGCTGGATTGACTTTCCAAGTGCTTTTTCAAGCTCAACGATTCCGGTAATAGTAAATGATAAGCTTTGTTTCTCCCCAAACAAATCAAACGGAATACTTCTTTTCATAATTCCTCCCAAAAATTCAGGCGGGGAACAACCCCGCCCGTTTTTATGCCGTCAACTCAATAGTAATCGTCAGTGTAGCGCCTTCGCCAGTTGTAACTGTCAGCGGTATCGTTCCAACCGTCAGGCCGCCAAGGTAAGTGCCTTTAATGACCAAAGTACCTGCACTATAGGTATAATGAGTTGTTAAGGTCAATGCAGTGGCTCCATTTTTAATACTGGAAATAGTTGTTGTGGTCGGCAAGATATTAAACGTTTGGTCAGTTGCAGCCGCCTTGCTGGTTGTAGCCGTTACAGGCGTCAGACTGGGAATCCATTCAGAAATTGGCCCCACGCCTTCCAAACTTACACTTAACGTGGCCTCCCCATCGTGTGGCGGTTCCAATGAAAATTCTGTTACGCTGGCCCAGCCGGTTTTATATTTCTTGTCCGGCCGCTCCAGTTTGATGTTAACCTGCATCGAATTGTCATACGCATATTCCAGCGCTTCAATGCCGTCATTATCCAACAGGTACAGGCCCGTAGGGGCTATATTCCAGCCTTTCAGACCAGCAATAGTCGACTTATAGCCGCCACTATCCTTATGCGAAACGTCGATAGTGTCTGCCGTTTGGCTGAGCGGGCTATTACGTTGGCCGCCGATCTTAGTCCAGGCTGGAACCGAAACCGTACCGGTATTGATATACAGGAAATAGTCTTTACCAGCAGTGGCGACGGAAGCGTCCGGATTGGTCGGCAGCGTTATCGCAAACCGCTGTAAATCAAAAACTTTTAATTTACTCATTTCGTACCCTCCTTATTTTTAGCATAAAAAAATAGCCCTTAAGGTGGGCCAGTGTTTTGGATTCGGGCGACAAGAGTTAATACGCCGTGGTATCCGTATGTTTCTTCGGAGAAGGCCTCAAACATATCGACGCTTTGTTCCATCACGCTGAATCCTTCTGTCGATAAATCAATTGACCAAGAGGTTAATATAGCTATTAAATCATTAGCAATTCTATTAATCTCTGCCCGGCCAGAATAATCACTCCAGATATGAATCTGCAATGAAACATCTGAAATGTCGGTTGATTTGCTGCCGCCGAATTTATTAGTAAATGCACCAAGTGTTATATACGGGCAAGCAGCACCTTCCGGTACATCGTCGTAAACCGGCACAGCATCATCACCGGTCTGCTTCTCGGTTAAAATAGTATAAACGCCTTGCTGTAAGGCGTCTAACGGGATACGACGTATAATCAAATAATAATCACCTCCCTAAGAACTAAAAAAGAACGCTTTCGCGTTCCCTGTGTTTTGCTCTATATACTCATCGAAGTACATCCAATTAGGCATTCCTTTTATACTTTTAAGGTATTTTCTCATCGTTGTATCAGACATACCACAACGTTTTGCCGCCGCAATTACCGTATCAAATACTTCTCTTGTAGCTAAACAAATTACTTTACGCGCAGCCGGGTTATTGCCTCCAACATACTTATGCTTTTTCGCCAAACTCATTTTAGCTTTAGCTTCATCAGAATGATGTTTACCATACATAACATTGTTTCTTCCGTGCCTATCCGGTAAATTTGCTTTCATTTTATTAGTGTGTTCATAGGTATGTTTTCGCCCTTTTAATGCCACGCTATGCTTTGTTTTCGTAATACAATTCTGGTTTTCGTTTGCGCCTGCCCCGTATGTTCCGTTGTAACCAAATTCCGGATTAGCGGTGTTGTATTTTAATATTAAGTTCGTTTCTAAGTTAAAAGCTTCTTCTTTAGTCAAGCAGTTTGCGATTATTTTGTGTTCAAAATTATCCCATCCGTATTTTACAATAGCATCCCAAAAGCTCCCACGATTCATATAGCCATTACCGTTTCCCCACCGCACTTTTACATTATTTCGAGTACACCCAACATACGCCTTTCCATTAACTTTGTTAACATGCATATAAACTGTATATATTTTTTCAGGCAAATAAAACACTCCTTGTTAAGGCTTAACCGCATTTTCAATATCTCTAATCAAATTTGGCTTTTCTGCCTCAAATGCTGGTCTCATGTATGGCCTGGCTGCTGTTCCCGGATGCTGCCCGTTACCAATAGTGTGCGGCTTTGTTCCGAATTCTATCATGTGGCTGTAGTACTGTTTTGCTGATACATATCCTGTTACTGATTTCTTATCGAATCGCGATCGAATACTTTTCTTTAACTCGCCACTAGCAACTGGTACCCGCTGCCTAGCACCTTTGCTAATATTTTTCGTAGCACGGGAAACCGCGTTCTCAATCTTTCCAGTAGCACGGCCGTCGTAAGCTGAGATATTGTCCATAGCCTGTTTAAGCTCGGGAACTGAAAAATTTACTCTGAACGAGCGGCTCACTTCACCATCTCCCTGACCACCAAGAATGTCTCAGCCTTGCCAATGTCATAGACATGATCGATTAGGATTACCTGCGTACCGTAAACAATGCGCCAGCCCTTAACAACATCTGACCGATACCGAATTTTAAACTCCCGCCGCGAAACACTTTGGACGGCGCCGGCCGCCTCCTTGGTTTCGAATGTCGGTTTTTTAAATTCAGCCCAGACGGTGCCGCGCGGAGTCCATATGGTAGTAAACCCGCCCTTGCCGTCTGGTGTTTTAACTGGTTCTTCCAGTGTTATCCGTTTATCCATGCGGCCGATTATCATATGTAATCACCACACAGTGAAATATGACTAACTAGCGCATCAACCGAGTGGGATATCCGGGTTAACTGGCCGGGAACTTCGACGCCACGGTTTTCGTACCAGTGGGCGACCATTAATTTAATGGCTTGATTATACAGTTCATCAGTCGCGATTTCGTCGTATACCGGCAAATTGTCAGCATCAACGCCGGTTTTAACCTGCGTTTTACCTGTCTGACCATTGACATACCCGGTAGCGGCTGCCATCAGTGCGGCAATCGTGATGTCGTCGTCGTCACCGGCGCGAAGATACAATTTAATTTCATCCAGCGTCAAAATAATCACCCCAAACAAATAGGGCGACTTTCGCCGCCCTTAATTATACAAACAGATATGCGTCCACAATCGACCCGTTCAGGGCCGAATTTAACGTCATAGTATTACTTTCCAGCGCCGATGCAGACACGGCAACCGTTGGCGCAGTCCCCTCTTTCACATTATTCAGGTAAGCCGCCTGAACAGTGTTATGCGCCAGTTTGTACGGTAGGCCAAGCTTACTACCAAACCCGATCGCCGTCGTAGCGCCGGTGCCGTCATGAGCCGGAATAGTAATTTTTGTTACAGTCTTAAATGCCTTGCTGCCGGTTACGGTACCGGCAGTATCAACGGTAAATGCCGGCAGGGTTTCGGTGATAGTCTCGTCGGCGTAATTTGTACCTTCAATGATTACCTGAATGGCTTTAATGTCTGTAGCCGTTCCGCCAGCAGTGGCCGTAATATTTCTTGGTACTGCTGGATTTGTAATCCCGGTGGTTACAACTGACGGCGATGCAGTCGAGGTTACGGCTGCATGTACGCCCGTTGTGCTGGCGGCGACGGCGTCGGTGGCGGAGACTTGGAAGTGGGCAATAAAGGCGCGATCAACGACAACGCCTTTTGTATTAGTTTTTATTCTACTACCTGTCCCATTATAACCAATTCTCAAAATAAATCACCTAGCCTTTCTTAATGCGAAGGAAGCCGTTTTTGCTAACTACGTTTCCACCAGCAAATACAACACCTTTATGAGCAATCATGCCTTGCTTGAACTTGTAGTCAGTGGAGCGCTGAACTTCCATGTCGCTAAAAATAGTAACCAGGTAATTACTAAGCGGACCATAAGCCATACAATACTGGCCAGTAGTTGTTCCTGCAGCCGAAACAGCTTTACAAGCGCTGTTAATAACATAAGGCACACCATCAATGGTGCCAGTGTTGCCATTACCTTTTACATCGTGAAGCTTACGACCTTCGGCATCACGGAGCTGAGCAAAAGCTTTGAGGTCGGCTTTATTTAGAATCAACACTGCGGCATCCTCAACATCTTCGTCTCCGCCAAAGCTGTAAATAATTTCATCAAGAGTATTCTCATCAATTTCAGTTAAAGGCAAGTCGGTAGCCGCATCAATAGCAGTTGCCGCAGTACTAAAAATACCGGCCATACGATTTGTCGCGCCGGTACCTACTAAAATTTCTCGGGTTAGTTTTTTACGAACAGCAACTTTAATGCCTTTCATTACTTCGCCATCGTAGTTAGCAGCCGGCAGCTTAACAAGTTCCTCGGAATCTTCGGCATAAGCAGTAACTTTTGATTTATTGATATCAGCAGATCCAAAAGCAGGTTCAGCGTCGGCGTAGTCACTGCCTTCGGTAGTATAATCACCAGTACCATAACCGGATAGATATGGTTGTTTATAGGACTCGCCGCCCATCAATACCTTTAGAGACACACGGTCAATGAGGCTAGACACCTCATTAAAGGTGGGACGAATATCCGTTCCTTGATATTCCGGAGTAATTACACCGGTTGACGACAAAGTAACCGAGTTGTTACGCTTTAAAGCATTACCGCGCTGTTCAGAAGCAATTTTGGTTTCATTGCCCGCAACATCAATTTTTTCAGCAACTTGCCCCTCTATGGTAACGCTTTTTGTCGCTAAATTAGTTGCAACAGTGCTCCCTTTAAGAGCGTTCAGGTTAGCCTGAGCCCGGCAAGCATCTTCATATTGTTTGTCAAGTGCTTCAACTTCAGGCATTTTAGCGTTAGCCTCGTCAACTTTTCCTTCGGTAATTAGGGCATCTATTGCATTAACCAGACCTTCTCTTTTGGCTTTGTATTGCTCGTAATTCATATTTTTTTACCTCCAAGTTTTAATAAATTTAATTTTGCCTGGGCAGTTTTAATAGCTTCAGGACTTGGCTCTATCGGCACGACTGCCGGCGCTTTGATGGAATTTCTCATCTTGTTAATAACTTCAGGCGGCAGAATAGTCATTTTCGGTATTGCAGCACTTGCAACAAGCAGTTTGGCCTCATCAAACATTATTTCATCTGCAAGTTTCCATTCAACTGCTTGCTGGGCATTGAACCAAGTTTCTTTATTCATTAGCTCTAGCAGTGGCTCTTGACCCATGCCGGTTTTGAGTCTATAGGCGTTGACAATTGAAATATTATAGTTTTTAAGCACTTCAGCTTCATGCTCCATTGCACGATAATCACCCCAGACACCTGATGATACATTATGAATCATCATTTGAGCTGTAGGAGATATCAGAAGTTTCCTAGCTCCCATAGCAAGAACACTCGCAGCACTCGCTGCTATCCCAACTATCCTTGCAACGACATCGCCATTATAAGACTTTAATGCTGTGTAAATTTCTGAACCTACATACACATCGCCGCCGCCTGAATTAATTTCAACATCCAGGCTTTCTCCGTTAGCCTCAGCAATTACCTTGTCAACATCTTTAGGACAAACAGCATCAATCTCAAACCAGTCATAAATCCATTTAATATCGTTTGAGACTATAACGCCTTTAATATTAAGCTTTTTTGCCACTTTTCTTTTATCACCACCTTATGCAACCATTAACAGATTGTTTATCGTTGCAATAATTTCTTTATCGTTGTCTCCACCTAACAAATTGATTAGATTTTTAACCTGATCGACAACAGCAGTATCCAGACGTCGGATCGGCTTATCCCCGCCCTCGATAGGCCCCATATTGAGCACTAAACGCCATTCATTGGGTGTCATCGCTCCCCGGTCAACCATCTGTAGTAAATTCAGTTTTGTCGCCATGCTGGCGTACTGTAGACTGTTAGCCTCAAAAATAATACTGTTCCCAAATCCGCGCTCACGCCGAGAAAAAATCTTTCTAGTGAACTCATTGGATATCTGCTTACTGAAGGGCTCAATCTCGGCTTCAAAATATGCATTCCATTCATCTTCAGTGTATTTTGATTGAATGATTTGCTCATTAGTGCCGAAATAGTTGTAAATTCGCTGCACTGTTTTATCCATTTGTGATGCATTAGGAACATAGTCAGTTGGTTTTACCTGCTCAACATCGGCTTTGGTATCAGTACCGGCAACACCAACAGGAGAATCGTTACTTGAATCAATTGTTAGGAAGTTATCAACAAAGCGTTTTGTTTCTTTCGCAATATCTTCTGGCCGCAAAGTTGTCTTAAACTTCATCAGCCATTTAATGACAGCACTGTTTTTTATCGCCTTGACAATCCCCTGGTCGATTGTAGTAACAATCTCCATCATGCCTTGCAATACTTCTTGGTTGCCATCACCAAAAATGTCGTTACTGTTATAGTCCTGGCGAAGATGAATAACGTCGGTGTAGGCAAATGTAGTTGATTTACCATTTCTCATAGTGAATTTCAGATAAAGTTGATACTGACTGTCATATATAGCTTCAACAGCCACTGCAGGTATCGGGTAAATCTCCATTGCATAGCCATTTTCATCCCGGTTTATATAGGCAAAAGCATTATTGTTCAATTTGAACTGTATTGCCATTTTTTCCTGAAGCATTTGCCCAGTCATGTATGGGTTTGGCTCAGCCAAGAGCATTTCAACGTACTTATCGGGATTTATTTTTAACTCAGTGCCTGTTTGCCTTACCTGTTTTGCCAGGAGTTTGCCAACCGACTTGTAAAACGGCCTTATACAACTTCTCACAATATCTGATCTATAAAGATTGCCGTTCCACGAATAAAAACCGTTGCCCCTGTCTGTAACAAGTTCGCAACGAACTACAGTAGGGGAACGGTTGAAAAATTTTGTGACTTTATCAAATAATTTCAAATAACCACCGCCTAAATTAAACTTAAATATTCTTCATAGTGCCGTTCCAGCACCACATAGGCATCAAGCATAGCTGCAAAACCGTCAATTCTGCGCCTTTGATTGCTTGTCTTACATGGGAGCAGGTTCGCGTTCCTATCTTCGGTAACAGCAACGTTACTAAGACACCATTTAGTAATTGGATTATCGTCATAATTGACTCGCTTAGAATCTAAATCGGCCCCTAAAGAGCGCAAAGGACCAGACAAGGTTTTAGCCCCCTGCTGGACATCATCGGGACATTCTTCTCCAAATTCATCTTTTAAATCCGCAACAAAGTAATTAGCTGAAAAATGATCATATCCAATCCACGGCAAATAAATATCGCATATCTCACGCATTTCTTTAAACCAGGCAACAACATCTTTGTAGTGAATCTTATTGCCAGAAGTTGTCCTAAGCAGTCCCATATCACGCCAGGTGCTGTAAGGAATTTTATCATCCTTTTCGCGGCTTTCCAGTAAGTCCTCTGGCAGCCAGTACATATGCTTGTAATAAATCGTGTTGTCTCCCGGTACCATAAATAAGACACAGGCCGCAGTGAGGTCTGTCGTGATAGACAAATCAACCCCGCCGATCCCGTAGCGCGGCTTAAGAGCAGCAATGTCATATTTAGCCGGATTATTAAGCTGCTCAAAAGTTAACCATGCCTCAGATGTTGTTTCACGGATATTAAAGTCTTTACAGAGCAGATTTTTAACCAATAACGGATTATTTTTAGCTTTTTCAACCTTAGCCCGGAGTTGGTCAAGCCGCTTAATTGTCCCAAGGCCAGGGTTTGCCTTTATCCAGCACTCAGGGTCTGTCCATTCCTTACGGCTATCGAGCTCATAAATAATCGGCAATAATCGCTCGTTTTTCTCGCCATTAGGATCGTCGTACCCATTTATAACCCGTTCAGCTTCGTCATATTTCAGATCATAAACACATTCGCGGATCGTGCCGGCTGTTGTTGTGATAAAAATTAACGGCTGTTCGCGGGCTGTCATGCCGTCAACGATAACGTCGTATAGGTTTTTATCTTTCCATGCGTGAATTTCATCCAGCAGGCCGCAATGTACGTTAAGACCGTCTAATGTATCCGAATCACTACCTAAGGGTTTAAAAAAAGAATCGTTAAAATCTGACACCATTTCTGCCACAAGAGGTTTAATTCTCTTGCGGAGAACTGGTGATTTTTTAACCATTCTTTTTGCTTCAAGCCATATTATTTTTGCTTGGTCCTTCTTGGTAGCACAGGCGTATATTTCGGCCCCAGGCTCTTGGTCAGACACCATCATATATAGCCCGACTGCAGCGGCCAAGGTAGATTTACCATTTTTACGAGCTACTACCAAAACAACTTCTTGGTATTTACGTGTGCCGTCAATTTTATGAACTATACCAAAAGTTGCTGCAACCAGCGCTTTTTGCCAGAGTTCCATAATGAACGGTTTCCCGCCCATTTTACCCTTAGAATGTTTGCAAAAGGTTTCAATAAATTCTGTAGCATGCTCAGCTTTGGAATGGTTGTATTCCCATTCGCTATTAGGATCACTGATAATACGAACAAGTTCGTTATAGACCTTGAATATTTTCCTGGATACCTTAGTTTTATTGTTCTGTATCCAGTTAAAATACTCAATAATTGGGTTATAGCTCAAGGAATAATCAACCGCATTTGTGCTTTTCATCGCTTGTTCACGAAGGCTTCAAAACCGTCATCTTCCTCCTTAGGCTCTAATACCGGCAACAAATCGGTTAACTGTTTAATGATACTGGCATGATTTTTTACCATAGTATTATATATTTCAACCTCGGGGGATTTTTTTGTCCCCCATTGGTTTTCACCGTTTTGATATTTACTTATGACACCTTCAGCATTCATGGTTTGCTGAAGATCCTGCAAGGTGATAGCCATAAAGGCAGCATTCTCAATCAAAGACAAAACTGATTTTTTTCTTTTAGGATCCATTTTGCTAAGAATACTGTTAAGTCGCTTTATCTCTTTTTTTATTCGCTCAAGTTTTTTCATTTCTAGCTTTTTCTTTTCATCTTCAGTTAAGTCTGCCAATTTATCACCTCACTTTATACTACACCCCCTTACGCGCGCGGCCCGTGTATTTTTCGATGGTGGCCACCCGGTCTAGGGGAAGAGCGACCAAAACCGTCGATAGGGGGGTAATTGTCAGAATTGTGTCAAAAACGTAAACAATTTAAGAATAATTGCTATCGTTTGACTAGGTTGCCGGATTCGTCGAACACAACATCATCACGAACAACGTCCTTATCACTATCCACAGCATTGTGACACTCAATGCAAAGATACTCAAGTTTATTCCAATTCAAAGTAACATCAGGATCATTAATGTTTTCAGGGGTAAGTCGCTCAGTATGATGAACGATTACCCCTGGTCGATGACATTTATTAAAGTTTTTACAAAGGCCGAACACCGACTTAATAAAGCCATCACGGCATTCGCGCCAGGCTTTGCTTGCATACAGTTTCTTAGAAAACTCTTTAGCCATTAGTTAACCTCTGATAAACGCCATATGTAACCGCTTGATGTACTTACCTTGCCATTAACACATGCACTTATAGACCCATTAGCAAGACCAAGCGTTCTTTCTGCTTCTCGCATTCCATTCCAAACTTGAATTAAATTACCACTTAAATCATACTGACAAACCATTTTTTTATTAGCTGATTTGAACTTTGTAATCTTAAGGGCAATATCACCATTAATATATCTCCATTGATAACCATAAACTTGAAGCAATTTATTATTACAGCACTTTGCTATTGCACTGTTATCATAACCAAGGCTACTAGAACAATCTTGCAATGATTTCCATGACCTTATATAGTTTCCATTTAAATCATACTGTGCCACCGGTTTGCTGTTTTTGTCAGCAATAACTGAGTAATCCGTATGCGCAACCATTCTTGCAATCTTAGTTCCATAGGTATTATTGTATTGATGCGTGCACCATTCAAGGTTATCTACAACATTGTTTCTAGGATTTTCATCCTTATGATTTACCTCTGGAAAGTTGTTTGGATTATCTATAAAAGCCAAGGCAACGAGTCGATGTACGGTATGCCCATAATTACTACCATTCTTTCTTAATATCAGTCTTGCATACCCTTTTAAACAATTATGATGCCTCAAGATACGCTCTGTTAAATGACTATACACCCTACCATAATTGCTTACTTGATATAGTCCTTCATACCCAACAATATCTTTCCAAATCTCCACTTGCCTTCTCTCCTTATTTTTACAAATAAAAAAGAGAAGGTGGCAGGTAATTATCCTGCAAGCCTTCTCAAAGCTAATGTTATATTAAATTACTTCAGCACATCCCCATGCCTAACCTTGTACCCTGACTTAGTAGCATAACAATTAGAATTAAACGTCCGCATGAGATCAGGTATTTCATTCACCGGTCGACGCCGGCCTGTTGAGCAGAACCGGTCAGAGGTTAAATCAATGCTCCCCGCAGTGCATTGGCCATTAAGATTGTATTGACATTGAGTGTCAGAGCAAGCTATTAAAGACATTGGTTAACCTCCTTGTATGTAATAGAAAAAGCCGCCCTGATTGGACGGCTTGAAATCAATCATAATTTTTATCACTAACATTATCTCATGTTTATACTGCCAATTCAATGACATCTTTATGCCTTATGAGATAACCCATCAATGCCGAATATTAAAGCACTTAGCCTATTGTAGTTGGCCTCCATGTCACGGAAAAATGTTCTTTCCTCGATATCTTCCCGCTTGCATATGGCCTCCCTATCAAGCTTGACACTGTCATTGTCAGGAAAATAAACCTCTTTCAGAATCCGGTACCGCCGCATATCTTCAGGTTTCCCGGTCCGCTCGCAGTAAATACCATAGTGCATAACCATTTGGTCAATGTGTGCTAGGATTAATTTAGTACGAGCGACAGACTGTTTAATAGAGTGAATGTATGTCGTTGCGTCAGTGTCGTCCAAAGAATCCAGTATGTCAATGACATGATCCTCTGAAATGGCCTGCTCTTTCTGGTAAATGGCATTCTCGCAATGGTCTTTAAGTAACTCATATTTCTTAAGGAGCAGCTTTGTATTTCGAAGGCGTTTGTCATGACGGGATTTAAACTGCCGGCGTTTCTGTTGTTCAATATGATTCAGTGCTGCCTTGGCTCCGGCCTCCGATATAATTTCGACTATCATTTTTTCGGTTTCAGAATTACTTTCAGATAACCGTTTGAGCAGTTTCGCCTTGGCAGCCTTCCGAATCGTATCCTGAGCCCGCGCATGTATTTCACGGCATTCCTTGCAAACATCCACGCCGTAGAATTGCTTACAGTCCGGTTTATCAGTAAGGCAAAGGTTGCATGTTGTCATTAATTATCTGCCCGCCTCCCTGTAATATTCACGCTTAGTGTTTTTCGCGATAACATCCCGCCTTAATTTCTGCCGGCCAAACTCGTCATAACCGATCATTGCCAGCAGTGTTTCTCCAGACGATTGCATGTCCACGATTTCTGTGGCGAAATGATAGAGTAGCGCCTGCGTGCGGTCCGGATCGGTATTTACCTGCCAATTGTATTTGGCTTCAAGCATTTCGTTAAATTCCTGACGGATATGGGCGATTTGCTTGTCCACGGTATTGGTAAGGAATTTATTGGCCGGCCTGAGATCAGATTCGCGGCGGGTTTTGAGTTCGTGGAGTAATATCAGTAGAGTTGCAGGACCGACAAATTCGTTGTTTTCGAGACGGTTTATGATTTGGTCCAGGCTCATTTTGTCACCCCTTGCAATAGTTCAGGTGTTTCATAGATGTTGCCAATGACTTCAACCGCTGGCTCTCTACCAACGTATACAATTTTTCTTTCAGCCGTGAACCCTAAAAACCTAGCGTTCTCCTCATCCCACTCCACTACAGCCACAGTTCCAAGTGAATCCTTAAAAATATCCCCATCATAAATTTCCACGCCACGCTTGTCGTTGAGGCCGGTGTACTGTATTAACTCATATCGAGGTTCATTTACATATCGTGACATACCGCCACCATACACATCGACTCCGTCTTTATCGCTATAGCCGTAACCTCTTATCCAGTCAATTTCACCGCTGATTCTATGTAAATGTATCTCATGCACAGCAAACATGGTTTTAGTCTTTCTGTCCCATGCCCGATATTTTATCTCACGCATTACTGCCCGCTCCTTTCCCGGGCTCTGATTTCAGCAATCTCTATGGCGATGGCTTCATTTTGATCTTTGGCCCATCTGTATAACAAATATCCGGGACCGCAGGTAATAGCCACAACTGCGAGGACGATTAATTTAAAGGCAATCCACAACAAGTGTCGGCACGTCATTACCATCCGCTCCTTTTGTCGTAATAGTTTTTATCTGATTTAGGAAACAACCCACGACACTCCCCGCAAGGAATTTTACGCGGATCGGCAGTTAAGTGCTGGCAGCTGTGGCAGAGCGGTGTTGGCATGGAGTTGATTTCGATGGCGTATTTCATTTGACATTCCTCCCGGGGATAGTCCAAATATTTGCGTCATGTACCTTTGATACATCGGTGATTCTTTCATTGTCTTCCAGAAAGGGAATAATCATTGTGATAGCGTCCGTTATTGAATCCGCAATAATTAAGCGACCATCGTACTTGTTTTCAAAACCTCTTGATGTTATTACCTTAAAGATTGGCACGCATCGCATTTCCTCACCAATAGATAGTTTTATTTTCACTCTGGCACCTCCATAAACCGGATCGGGATTCCATTATCTCGGGCAAACTGTATTTCCATCAGGCAGCCTTCGGATTGTCGCCAGTCGCCGTAGACATGGAGTTCGTCTACGCGGGCGAGAAGTTCCAGGCAATATTTAAGCACCAGTTCCTGTGGGCCGGTCGGGTCTACGAAGTCAAAGGCATGTAGCGGCGACAGCGGGACGATATCACCAACAGCGTGGAGTTGCTGGCATATTTTGTGGACGCGGCTTAGGTTATCGTTGATGCTCCCCCTCAAAGGATGAGCTATATAGCAGGTTTTCAAATTAATCTCCTCTCTCCATCTTACTAAACATTTCTCTCAAGGCATTTAAATCAATATTTGGTTTCTGATTGGTAATTACTGCATGCTGTTTAGCCATGATTATTAATTTTAGAAAACGTTCGGCCATTGGCCACTGTTCTGGTGGCAGCGCAAGTCGATAATGTTTTCCTTTTGTGATACCCTCAAGACATATATCCGATGATTCAAGTTCTCCTTTGGCCGCTAATCTTTCTAATAATCCTCGAACAGCACAAGCAGATTTATTGACATATCCAGCTATAATATCAGGCATATACCCTGCACGGTGTAATTTTATCGTTGTTTCGATTTGATCTGACTTCCATTTACCATCATGAGGAGATTTTCTGACCGGTCGCATTTTTAAATCCAGATCAAAGCAACGGCGTTTTATTGCACCTTCTGTTCGCTGCAGTCTTTCAGAAATATCTCTATAGCCGTACTGATGAGATTCCAACAGAGATATTAAGTAGCGATCTTCATCAGGCGTCCAGGGAGTTTTTTTATACTTAATATTAGACTTGATGTCTGCTTGTCGTTTTGCTTCAACCCATCCAGGCTCATCACCTAAAGCCCCCGCCTTGAATCGTGAAAAGTCCAGAAGATTTTTATGTGCTTTAGCCCATAACCAGAATTCTTTCAAGGAAACTACCGTATATTTTTTGTTAATACTCTTTTTATGCCGAAAAGGAAAATCATGTTGAGGCCAATATTTTTTGTAATGTCCGTAACTATGTTGCTGTCCCATTAAGACACATAGCTGATTAAATGAAATTTCATCACCGGCGTTTAAATGCCGTCCAAGCTTTAATTTACCTGCCTTCAACTTTACCGCTTGTACTGTTCTGCCAAGCATTTGAGCAATTACAGGAATTGATTTATGACCCCAGTTTTCCTTGAGACATTGAACTTGTTCTGCGGGCCAAGCTGCTGGCAATTTTCTCACTCCCAATTCTGAGTTTACCGATTTGATAAATCGGTTTTAAGGCCGGTTTATGGCCTGGGGTAACGTAGATATCGTAGGCGGTCGGTTTCGGAGTGTGGTGAGGCTAATTTGAGGAGTGACGGTTATTTTATTTGCTCCCCATCCCCAACCATCTCCTGCAGCAGCGCATACATACTGCATTCGGCGGCGGTTAACTGGCCTATTGGCTTGTCTCTCAGTTCGGTGTATATCGGCAGGGCCTTGGTAATTAGCTCCCTATAGCTTAATTGGCCTGTAAAGTAGCAAATACATTTCTCTAGTTTTTCAATTACCTCTTTGGCAAAATCATCTGCCGCCATATTGGGATGGTCTTTATGATTAAAAGAAATTACGCCTTCCTGCGATATGGACATTATCCATTTATTGCTATCACTGTTTATCAAAAGAGCATAATTTTTAGGATTTAACTTTTTGTCAACTACCTTGAAACCGTTATCCATTGGTTTCTCTTCCTCGAGAGCATGATCCATGCCGCAAACAGCGCACTTAGTGGGATTATCAATACTGGTTGGATAAGCGGCTAAACCGTCTTTGCAGCCGCAATAATAATCATGATAATTGTTAGTCGGTTGAAACTCTTTATTCCCATGGCTCCCATGTTTACACTCACTCATCCCCCCGCACCTCCCCGGTACTCCCCACATGTTTTTAGCCAACTGGGTATAGATTCTTGCTTATCAGCCCATAAAACATTTGCAACATTCAGAGCGTATTCATGCTCCATATTGTCTATTACATGCTGCGCCTCGCGTTCATATTTATCTGACGAGTGATCATAAGTTAATGACCGTAGCATGTCAATTACTCTGATTTGGTGCGGCTCACCAACTTCGTTAATAATCGCCCTAGCGTGTTGTATATCCGTTATAGTTTTCATTCGGCCGCACCTCCCCTGTACTTTATGCATCTTTGAATTTCATCGTCCGTGATAGCGTAAAATTCCTTAATCTGCTCAAAGTCCTTTCTGTCTATCAAATCTACTAAATCACAAAGATGTTCGTCATAACGAATAAAATCATTATCCATATCAATCCTTACACGGCTAAAACTTAAATCTTCTCGGTCATATGTCGGCAGCGTATAAGCGTCGTATGCCGGATTAGACAAATATACTTCACCTTCGTCAAAAGTGTATGATTCGCATTTGTGTAGCCCGGTTATCGGGCATATATCAGGTATTGACACTATTTAGCACCTCCCCGGTACTTGGCTAACGCCTCACGTAATTCTGGCGTTATATAGTCATGTTGTATAGCTTCTTCTACTGCCTCCACCAATCCCCGAACCCGCTCCCCGGCCTCTGCTGGTGTGGTGTAAAACGCCGCGGTTACTTTAACCATAATGGCTTTTATCTCTGCACTGTTTGGTATAAGTCCTTCCCCATAAGCTACTATTACCTCGCTTAACGCTCCCCGCACCGCCTCATAAGCGGCCTGTAGGTTTCTGTTTTCTACCTCAACCTTTTGTACTTCGTCTGCAATCGAAAGCATTCCAGGAATAGCCTTATCTACTCTAGCAAGGCGCTCTTCTGCCGCGTTTAACTGCACCTGTAAGTTATCGCGGTCTTTCTCCAATGCCCGCCACTGGGTTGTATTGTAGGCCGGTTCATCTTCCCAATATCGTTCTAATGTTTCTGTCGTGTCCCGGAATACCAATGCGCCTTCTGGGATATCGCTCTTTATACCAAATCTAGCAGCGCTGCCGCCACGTTCCAGGGCTTTGTTGGCTAAGTCAAGCATGCGCTGCTTTTCCTCCAGTTTGGCGCGGAGGTCGGCGTTTTCCATTACTAACATCCCATATTGTCTAGCTAAAGCATCAACTTCCATATCAAACTCACTCACCAGCGCCATCCTCTTCATCCTCCTCATCCACTAAATTGAAGTATTGTCCTTCCCACCCACACTTAGGCCAATCACACTTTAGCTGTCTAGTATCAGCCTTGATGGTTTCAATTGGTACAGTCCTTTTTATAAAGATTATGTCGTTCCCACACTTAGGACAATGCATACTTGTCCCCGCTTTGATTGTTTTTGTCACGCTACTCCATCCCCTTCCGATACTTGGCTAGGGCGCTAATTGCTACATTAACAGCCGCTGTAAGGTCGCATTCTTGCCCATATGCAATTTCATCCAACGCCTCCACCAATCCCCGCACCCGCTCACCGGCCTCGGCTGGCGGGGTGGATAAAATATCGTCAAATACTTCGTCAATGGAATCAACAACACAATCCAAGACAACATTACCTACTTCAACCTCTGTTATCATCCCTGAGCCATGACCGCCAGCACCTAGTCCTGACCTTACACTTTCAACACAGGACATTGCTTTTTCTTTTGCGTTTAGTAGTTTCTTCCGCAGCACCCCATTAGCGGCTTGCAGGTTGTCGCGGTCAGTCTCGATCTGGTCATAAACTATTCGAGATAACCTTTGATTTTCAAGTTCAGTCTTTCGTAATGATTCTAGGCATTCTTTAGTGTGTTCTAGGTCTTGTTCAAGTTGCTGGTATTGATTCTGGCACGCCTCCAGGCATATTTCCGCATTACCTTTGCCGATTTTTAGGAGTTCGTTGTCTTTCTCCGCCGCATCCAACCTGACGCGCAGTTCGGTGTTTTCTTTACAAATATCTTCACAAGTTTTATATTTACATAATTTGCACTCACTCACCCGCGCTCACCCCTCCCGGTTTAAAACAATCACGCCAGTTCTCCCCTGCAATTTCTTCTGCCACCTTTATTGTTATAACTCGCAACGAACCGCAATTTATGCAATGCATTGGCTTTTCACTAGCAGGAAATTCAGTACCGCAATCAGCACAAACCCATTCACTCACTCCGCGCCGCCTCCTTCTTGTCAATATAGTTACCGCTAGTCAATAAAAGCTGTTGGTTAGCTTCTATCGCCCGGAAAACATTATCCGTATTACCAAAGAATGCTGTCAGCCTATCAGCCAAGTTACACATTGCCAGCATGGTTTCGTAGAAGAATTTTGCGGTTTCTTCGGTATAAGGAATTACCGTATAATATTTTTCAATTTCTCGCTGCTCTGTCGGAAATGTAAGTCCACAAAAGTCGTCGAGTTTACACCAAAATTCTGATTTAATACCGTTTTCTCTTATAAATTCAGTTCTTGTTCCTGTAGTACGCTTATATGTAACCTTTTTCCGGCAGGTGGCTGCAAAACCGATACTATACAGCTCTCTACGATTCGACGAATTTAAATTCCCCTGCCAACTACCTACTCCTCCTCTATAGTCCTGCTCATAATTTGGATTACACCTACCATTTGGGAATATCTTATCGCCTACTTTGTAATAAGTTATATCATGTTGTGTCCTAAAAATTATTACAAGTTCTTCCTCTATTTCTGAATACGCATAGATTTCAAGGGCTTTAAATAAAATGGTTTTACATGTATCCATAGTATTACTGCTGATAACTGGCTTTGTGTTTCCATATCTACCTTTGAGTACAACTTCAGCATTTTTACGGAATTCGCCCTTTATAAGGTCATGCACAATTGGATTTAATTCCTCCGGTATAACTGCTTGGAAAAATCCTTCTGATGTTACTGACAAATCACATTCGAAAGAAAATTTCTCTCCTGTTTTTGCTTTAATCCCTAATTTTATTGGTGCTAGTTTAGCCATCTACTCCCCATCCTTCCCGGAACGAAGCCTAACTTCTTGCCAAAAATCTTCTAAGCATCCATTCGCTTTTGCCTTATCAATAATCTTTTGCAAGATATCAGTGTGTCTCGCTTCCGCATCTTCTGGTTCTACTAAATCAAACTTATTAAGTATTACAACCCTAGTTACATAGGATAAACTTAAAAAACTATAGGATAAGTCTTTAAGATTTGCGGTATTATCGGCGTTCGGTTTCCCGGCGTTAAGCACTGCATTAACCCAGCAATCCGGGGAATGTTCATAATACACACTGCCTTTTACTTTGCAACCGCAACCGAAACACGGTTTAAATCTGACTAAATGTTGTCTTACGGCGTTGCTAATGGTTGTCCTTATCTCTTCCGCATCAGCCACTAGGGATTCGATTAAGGCGGCTATAGCAATGCGCTTATCAGCTTTAAGTTGGTATTCAGTATCTATTAAACGTCCTATCGCCTGCCCCGGCGTTAGTTTAGCGTCCACGCTTATTCACCTTCCCATCTTCGTCCGCCCGTTCAAGGATTTTTAAGCATTTCTTGCAAGTTACTTCCGAACTATCAGCCTCATACGTCATATCGTCGATATGCCAAACATTCGTACATGCACTGGCAATTTTTACAGTACCACCCATTCTGTGCTTAATCCCACAATGCAATACCTTCTTGCGCTTTACGATGTTTACCAAGCCTTTATATGCCATTGTCGGCCTCCCTTAGCGGATTATCCCATTTATAAATATCTGTCAACTGAGTGTATTCTGTACTGTTAATTTCCCTGACAGAGCCTTTCATTTTGAAATGATCACGTATTATTTCCGGCGTAGCAAGCGCAGCGGGCGATCCACTTTTTACTCCCACGCACAACGTAACTCTTTCATCTGAAAAATCAAAATATCGGTTTAGCATTTATTCCCCCTCCCCCTCCGGCAGCGGTTTGCAGTCATCGTAAACCATCCAATCGCTGTCTATCGTTCCATCCGGTAATGCATCGTTTTTATACTCCTCTGCTAAACCAGGGTCCAGTTCCTGTAAATCTTCTAAATCAGCTTGCCAAGCGATTGGACAAGAAAACGTAAAACATCTACCTTGCTCTTTGCCAGCTTCATCGTCAAATTCAGTATCTTCACATTCCGGATGATCACACCCATAGCCATTATTCACTGATACAGAGCCGTTGTAGTAGCCACAAATACTGGTCAGTTCATCAATCATTATCAACCGTCTCATTTCAGCACCTCCGGCAGCGGCGGTAGGGGTTGCCAGTGGGTAACATCTACCTTGTCATGGCAATATACGATAATCCGCTGCAAATCTGTGTCGTAAAACCCCATAAGCACTCTGTTTTTACTAGCAACTAACACGGCTTCGTTCGGCTCCGGCAACCTCTCCGCCACCGGCACCCACTGCCGGGCTGCTTCTAACTCGGCGATGTAGGCCAGGAGTGCGGCTAACCCGCCATCGGCAAGCCATTCAAGCAAATTACTATGTCCTTTTTCATGGGAGTAACACATTTGTAATCCGCTCCCAGTTCCTCCATGTATAGCGCATTCAAACGCAAGATAACTATCCAAATCAGTCCGTATCGCCGCTAAATCTGGTTTCATGGCTGGTCCTCCATTTCTTTTCTGAGTTTACAGAATGTTAGCCAGTTACATCTGTCATTTATACACGAGTCATCTATGCCCTGGTGTATCCCATATCCGCAAGGCAATTCCGCGCATTCATTGGCTACTTCTAATGCTGCCTGCCCGATCTTGGCTAGGCGCAGGAGTTCGGCTGTTTCTTCCGGAAATTCATTTTTATAATATGGTTCCGGGTCCAAGACTACTATCAGCCTCCCGCTCTCTATATCATCAATCACGCTCATACTCTCCACTCCTTTGTCGGTTTGGTTAGGCGGGGTTACGCCTCATAGTTTTTCAATCCGAACATAGATTCCTGGAATATCAGCCCAAAACTTTTCCGTTATCTCACTTGCTACCAAAGCATCATCCTGCCAGTATCCAAGGGACGTCATGACATCTTTGAGCAATTTAATCATATTGTCCGTATCGGGCTTGGTGGTCTTATACTGTCCGTTCTGATTCTTACCGGTCTTAGGGTAGCACCACTTAGTAATGAGCTGTAGCGGCCCTGTAAGCGGTTCAGGCGGTATATGCTTGGCCAAGTATGCTTCAAGCTTCTGCCGGGCGTCAGCGAGCTCTGGCGGCTCATAGAATAGCGGTTTGCCCTTTACCACTGTGACCTTTTTTTCCTGGTGGGTCACTGTCGGCGGAATTATCGGCAGGAAGAATTCAAGCATCACGCCTACCCTCAAAGCTTTCTTCCCAGTCATCTAATGTTCCGCGCAAATAACTTACTCCCTCATTGCTTTCAAATAGCTCTTTCCGGTCAAGTACAAATTTTATAATATATTTTTTTTCACCAGTTTTTGAATCAAAAAATTTACTTCCAAATTGCAACTTACCGGCGTTATCGTAACAACGCATAAAACTGTTTCCAAATTCAACTGTTTCCCCTTCTTCATTTTCCCAATATTTATTTTCCGCTTTTTTATTTTTCATTTTTTATTCATCCCCTTCACGCGGCAGTTGATGGTTGATTGATTTTTCCGCAACTCCAAGCGGAAAATCACTTTATCAACTTACGTCTATTGTATACCTAATTTATTTTCTATTTTATTTACTACGGGCGCGCGATATATATTAGATATATTTAAAATAATATATAGATATATAATATATATCGCGCTTGTTTTCGAGAAAAACTCGGTAATTCTCGACTTTTTCCAAATCGGAAATTATCGAGTTTGTTCGACTTTTTCCAAATCGGAAAATCTCGGTGCGCTATCGACTTTTTCCTTCTGTTAACCTTTTTTCCTGAACACACACCCTTGGTTATCAATCCCAAAACCACCATGTTCTTTTATGTGATTTTTTACAGTTTTTTCCGTTACTTCCAGGTATTCAGCCATTGTTTTTACGGTCGGTTGACCTGAAAAACCGGCTGCCTCAAATGCAGTTTCAAGCGAGTTTTCACGTTCCTTTTTGCTTTCAGCCGGTGACTTTTTCTTTTTGAAGTTTCTTTTCCAAGGCGGTGCGTCACCGTCTGCACTAATATCATCAAGCGAACCAACCGTATCAACATAGTGCGCCGGGTAATCAAACCAGAGGTTAACGGGCTGAAATTTCGGAAATTCACGTAGTGTTCCTTCGATTCGCCAGGCTGTTTTTTGCTTAGCCCGCTGCCTTGCAGGATACACATAGTTGTTAGTAAGGTTTAGGTATAAATCTCGTGATAACACCTTATTACAGTAATCCAGCATAGCTTTCTCGCTGCACTGATCGTCTTGTGATACATCGTTTTCCCATTTAGGGTAGTGTGCTGTCAGGAATGTCACACAGGCCGCGCATACGGCTTTATTTTCTTCTTGTCGGTATAGTGCATCTGTAATTTCAAGTTCGATTAAGTCAATAAGCGCGTCCGGGTCCCGAGCGAATACTCCTGAACCAGATGCCCTATCCATCGACCGCTTGCCGGCCTGTGATCCTTTGCTATGATGGTGGCAGTAAATCACTGCACAGCCAAGCTCAGTACATACCTTATCGAACTGATTACAGAAGTTAGCCATTTGATCAGCACTGTTTTCATCACCGGTAATGACCTTATAAATTGGGTCGATGATGATAGCGATATAATTTTTCTTAGCAGCACGACGAATCAACTTTGGTGCCAACTTATCCATTGGTACAGACTTACCGCGCAAATTCCAAATATCAATATTGCCGAGGTTTCTAGGCTCCCATTTCAGAGCCTGATATACATCTTTAAACCGGTGTAAGCAACTGGCACGATCAAGCTCTAGATTGACATATAACACTTTCCCTTGCGCACATTTCCAATTAAGCCATTGTAGGCCTTCAGCAATGGCACAGCATAGTTCTATAAGCCCGAAGGATTTACCGGCCTTAGACGGCCCAGCAATCAACATTTTATGGCCTTGTCGTAGTAAACCTTCAATTAACGATGGTGCAAGTTCAGGAAGGTTGTCCCATGCTGTTGCCATGCTTTCCGGATCAGGCAAATCATCATTAACGCTTTCAATCCAGTCCTTCCACTCGTTCCAGCTTTCTTTGCCTATATTGGTATCTACAAGGTACTGTTTCTGTCCATTGCGCATAATCCCCGGCATCCGGGATAGTCGGGAAGGATTACGGTTTTGAGGATCAATTTCCAGCCCATTTTTACGACAAACAGTATATAAATAATCAACACGTTTACGGTACTCGGCGTAATCAGTTGCATCGATCCGGACAATAGCATGAAGACTTTTGCCGCCACTATGTACCAGGCACGCAACCGGCAACTCCAAAGTACGGATAACCTCATTTTGCTTTTCAATGTCCATGCTGTCCGATTCAACCAGAGCAAATCGGAAGTCTGTAACATTCTCATTTTTAACGCCTTTACCGTCCAGCGGATTAAACCGGATCCAGGCGCCGCACTCTTCCTTGTAGTCTCCCAGTACGCTGCCGATATCGCCGTTGCATTTATTTAGCAATTGAATAAGCTCGCCGGCAGTCCGGTCGCAATTTCCCTTTGTGGGAAGATACTTGTCTTCGCCTTCCTTTTTCCATGAAGAAGTAACATAACCAACATTTTCAGAGCTCTCGAATAAGGTTTCAAGATAGGTAACCAGATCGCGCACCGGGTCCCATGACTTAGGCTCATGGACTTCTTTGCCTTCAATCCAGTTCTTATCAACCAGAACCAAATCGTCATGATTTCCAATAATGTCATCCCAGCCAAGTTCATAATCTTGTCGTTCCGGTCGCCAGCCGTTTTGCTTTGCCATATCAACAATGGTGGCGCCGGTAACCGGAACGCTAGTTCCTTGAAACGATCCCCATTTTTTAAAGCATTCGCCGCTATGATACCGGGCAGTGTCTTGCCGACTCCATTCGTCCCAATCCCGGGCGGTATAGCCCTCGTGTTTGAGAGCCATACCAACATTAACCCATTCCTGGTAAGTTAGTGTTGCAGGATGAACATAAGAAAGCAGTGGAATTAGGTCAATTGATTTTTCTACCATGAGGCTATTTCTCCTGATTCATGAGTTTCACGAAATTCAGCCGGATTGATACCGGATGGTATGCGCCAGTTGTTGCTGGCAATCCGGTCGATAAGACGTTTTGCTGTATCAAACTGCCATGTGCCCACATGATGAAAACCTCTGCTTTCTAAAAATCGAATTTGTTTAGGGGTGGTAAGTCCGGAATCACGGCGCAATTGCAACCTGTCGAGTAATTTAGTAGCCTTACCGGCATTATCAACTTCATCTGGGAATATCCCAAACTTCTCTAATGCTTTCAGTTGGCTATCGCTGGCCGGCGCCATCTCCCAGCCAAATGACGGTACATAACTGGACAGGTCTTCAGCCTGGATAGACATTTCAAACTGTAGCGGATCCACAAGTTTGCGCTTGCGTTTTTTCATTTCCTCAAGCTTTTTGGCGAGCGCTTCTTCCCGAGCGGCGACAACATCTTCGGCTGCTGCTTTTTCGGCTTCTTGCAGGTCTAATGGTATTTGTGATTCTTCTAATTTTTTAGTCATAACCTGGGCAACTTCTTCGTTGGTACAAATCAGGTGTGCCGGCCGACAGAGTTCATGGCGTTCTGTAAGCCAGAGGAAATCTAATAACAATAAGTCTTTTTTACCTGTTTCTGGCGATGGCCTAGTTCCTCTGCCAACCATTTGAACATAAAGACTTCTAGTTTTCGTTGGCCTAAGAATTACAATGCAATCTACTGGCGGACAATCCCAGCCTTCGGTATATAACATTGAATTACAAATGACATTATATCGACCTGATTCAAAATCTTTTTGAACAGTATCGCGGTTATCGGATTGACCGTTAACCTCTACCGCTTTAAACCCTTTGCTGTTTAAAATATCCCGGAACTTTTGGCTAGTTTTGACAAGCGGAAGAAATACAACTGTTTTGCGGTTATTGCAATACTTAATCATTTCGTCAGCTATTTGATAAAGATATGGATCTAGCGCTGTTCCTATATCACCAGCTTTAAAGTCTCCTGATTGCATACTAACGCCGGTTAAATCTATTTTTAGTGGTATTGTCTGAGCTTTTATTGGACAGAGATACCCTTCTTTTATAGCTTTCGCCAAAGTGTACTCATAAGCTAGGCTGTCAAAGTATGAACCAAGATTCCGCATATCACCGCGCTCAGCTGTTGCTGTAACCCCTAATACTTTAGCTATATCAAAATACTGCAATACATGTTGATAACTGTCTGCTAAGCATCTGTGAGCTTCGTCAATAATAATAGTATCAAAGTAATCTTTATCAAATTGCTGTAGCCGTTTTTCACGAGTTAGGGACTGTACCGAGCCAACAACGACTCGGTACCAACTACCTAAACTGCTTTGCTCTGCTTTTTCTATTGCGCTAACTAACCCCGTAGCTTTTTTAATTTTGTCACTTGCTTGATCTAAAAGCTCGGCTCGATGAGCCATGATTAGCACTCTGTTTCCTAACCGCACACATTCTTCAGTAACCTTGGCGAAAACAATAGTTTTGCCTTTTAGCCGCACCCTGTCGGAAGAACCAACAGGGTGCGTTTATTACCTTTCTGCCATTCAGAAAAAATAGCATCTTTTGCTTTTTGCTGGTAAGGTCTAAGCTTCATTTAACAAATCCCCCTTTGAGGAGTTGTAACAATGCTTTTCATATCCCAGCCTCGTTCAATTCTGTGCTGTAATGCGGAGTATGATATTCCAAGATAGCCTGCAAATTCTGACATAGTCATTTTTTTGCCTTCATATTCAATAATGTGGTTTCTTGAAACGTTATTTGCTTGTGTTTTTGCGTCTACCCATCGACAATTATCAGGACAATAATTACCGTTTACATCAATGCGATCAATCGTTAAATCATCGTTATATCCGCTGCTCATTGCCCATTCACGAAACAATACATAATCGTTCCATTCTGGACAAATAGTAATACCTTTTCCTCCGTAATGCTCCCAACGGTTATTGGTAGGATCAAAACATCTTCGCCGCATGTTTTTCCACGTTTGATAAAGTCGCTCTTTATTGGAGTATCCGTGTTTTATTTTTAAACAGCCGCAACTTTTGGTATGGCCTGAAAGAAGAGCATTGCCACTAACCGTAACTTCATTACCGCAATCGCATTGACACTCCCATTTAACGGTTGGCTTTTTCCCATTTCCGCAATCTGTAGACCGGCACAAAACCAGTAAAGATGCAAACCGTCTTCCTAACAAGTTGTTTCGTAATACTCCAGCCATACTAGAATGATCCCGGTTTAAAAGATGGCGCAGCTTGGGGGGAGCCTGGCTCAAGGAATTGTTTTACTTCATTGAATGTTTTACCGTCATATTCACGGATTCCAATTTTAGCGCGGCCGCGGGCACCAATTACTTTTGGCCAGTTCATTTTTAATTTTTCACCGTGTTTTTTCTGACCAATTGCCACAAAAAATGCGCTTACTAAGCCTTCTGTCCGGCTGTGTAAAAACAAGTTATGATTAATTAAGGCTGTACCATCGTTAGTCACAATTTCAAGTTTAAGCTTAGCCTGGTTGCACGCTGGTAGTTTTCCACCGCCGGCATAACGAGCACGCTCAAATTCTTTTACAGTAAACTCATATTCGCCGGCCGGCAGCAGTATAAATCCGGAACTATCCTTTTCAATTTCATCATCCCAACCAAGCTCACGATCATTAGTTACATCAGTTCCCATTCCGTAAAAATCTGACATATTTGCACTCTCCTTAATTTTTATTTATTTAAATGGCAATTCTCTTATTTCTTTAATTGCTGAGAATACTTGCTCCCATGCCCCCACCAACACACCGTCAATGAATCCTGGGTCATAATTTGCAATAGGCGTATCCAATGGATAGTACCCTTTTAGTGATACTACTTGCTTGATTTCATTGACAGTAACCTGATTAGCAGCCATTAAATCAGCCAGGGCTCGTGGCATGTCCTCTTGGGTGGCATTTGGCTGCTCTTTCACTGCTGGTCCAGGCTGTGTTTCTGGATTAACTGCCGGATCAGCGCCACCGTGACCGTTTTTGCAACATACACCAGACGGTGTGTTGAACTGTGGTTCTCCGCAAATGCTGCACTTGTCACCGGTTAAATCTAGTGAGGCCTGCTGTATTGTTTCCTGAGTTATAACAGGTGGCTTATCAGGGACCGGTGCAGGTACAGGTGCCTGCTGCTGAGTAACGGCGGCAACAGGTGGTGTTGTTTGTGGTTTAGTAGCTCCCTTGTACTGCGGATCATTAGGAATGCAAGCAGCAATACTTGAATACGATAGTGGTAATTCTTCTGCCAGATCATGCCGATTCTTTGCATCCCAGGCAGGATGATGAACAGTATACATGACTCGTTCCCCGCCATACGCCTTTTTCTTTTTACCCTTTTCATCGGCATTTACGACTATGGTTTTATAGTTGGCGAACAGGACCATGTCTGCCCATTCCTTGACCAAAGATGATGTTTGTGAGCCGGTCTTTTTGCCAAGCTTAAGTTCGTACCGGTCGTAACTTCCCATTTCGTCTGGCTGCTCAAATTTCCGGAGTTGTGCATGGGCTGTAAGTACAACATTAATACCAATATCAATGATGTCTTGCAACCTGTTTAACAGCCGGCCAAATTCTTCTTTGACATAGACATAGCCGTTACCATACCCAAAATCTTCAACGCCTTTTTTGTTATAAGCGGCACAAACATGATCGACACATAACTGCTCTGCCCAGTCGATTGTGTCAATTACCAGCGTTTTGCAGCATGCTGGATTTTTTTTAATCCAGTCAATTTGTCCTTGCAGCATGCTCCAACTGGTGGGACGCGGAGCTCGGGCCACGTTCATTAGATTTGTGCTGCCTTCTGTGTCAATGAATAGTGGTTCCGGAAAGTCGGAGGCAAAGGAAGATTTTCCAATCCCTTCGGGACCATAAATTACTACTTTTTGCGCTTTAGCGATAATGCCGCGTGTAATCTGCACTAAAATTTACCCCTTTCCCATTTATTTGTCGGAGTAGGTGTAGGCACCGGATCCAGTTCTAAAGGAATTTCCTCTCCTTTTACATAACCGTCCTCGATAATAATTGAGCATTCCCCGCCGGAACTAACCCGGGTAGCAATAACTTGCAAACCTTCATTTTCAGCCCATTCGCCAAATTCTTTTAAAGAATCAAGGTCCATTTGTTCCAGCTTGTCAAGCAATACAAATCCACATTGCGGCTTTAGTTTCCTAATGATAGCAGTAGCAACTTTCATTTGGTCTGAACTGCTCATGTTGTCCCACTTGAAGCCTTGGTAAACAAGTTCTCCATTTTCAACGGAAAGATCAGGAAGCGGTAAAGGAGCAGCCTTCAATAGGTCCATTCTTGCCTGACGAACATTATTAATTTCTTCCGTCAGCGCGGTATATTGTTTGTGATAATCTTCCGCGTCAATTTCGGCCTTTTCTTTTTCATAATTAGCACGGACCTTGACATTGATATTGTCAATATTGGCAATGCTCTGCTCCAGTTCAGCAGTGCTTTCGTCTTGTAAGTTTTCGGCCGATTTTTGCGCAATTGATAAATCACTTAATGCAACCTGATAAGCATCGGTAGCCTGGCGTAACTCTTCAGTAAGACGGTCTACCTTTGCTTTTAAAAATTCAACATTTTTGCCAATATCAATAACCGCTGATCGTTTGCGTGCATTCTCGCCATTACGGACTAGAATGTCCTGCTGTTTTTTGATAAGTTCGGATGCAGAAACGAGTTCCTTTGGCGCTTCCGGGTAACTTACCATTTCGGCTGCGAATTTCTTTTTCTGATCCGCAATCCGGCCAATTTCTGTCCGGCGGTTATAAAGCTGAGTTTCCTCAATGTCGAGTTTTTGTAGTTTGTCACCAACGCCGATAATCTGCAGTAGGATATTGGCTTTTTCCTTATTGCTGGCTCCTAGAAATTTAGGAAGGTTTAGTGCCAACTCTTCCACAAACTCATTTAAAAGCTGCTGACCACTTTTGTTGCCTTGTGGATCGATAACTTTAAGGGAGCCATTAACACCCTTGCGTTCAACAATTAAGCCATTAGATAACTCAAAATGTAGAAACGGATCAACTACCGAACCTTCACGCTTTGGTGTAGATGGCTTATACCCATTACCACCTAACCCCCAGGCAATACTATCCAATATAGAGGTTTTCCCTTGTTTGTTTTTACCGCCGATAATAGTAAGGCCTGATTGCGTAGGCTCCAATTTTACGGCCTTTACCCGTTTAACATTTTCAACGGTAAGGCTGTTTATTTTTATCATGATTACTCCTTTCTTTAGATCGCCGGGGGCCGGATTAATCGGCTTGAATAGCCCACATGGATAAGTAAACGCACTAAACTACGTGCCAATATATTTTTAAATTCAACTGTCGTGACAGCCCCGGCAAACTATTTTATTTATTTAATAGGTTTAAAGCTGAGTAATTACCATTTTCTAAATTAACCGGCATCACAACATGCATGTCAGAGACAATAAGCGGCGATGTGGGGCTAATCCCGGCAACTGCTGGGACATCATCGAACATTTCAATGTACTCGCGATTTATGCCGACGTATTGACTATCTGCATTTTGGTACAACAGAATGTCTGAGGCATCAACGATGCATAAATTACTAGCAGACAATATTTCCCTTGGCCGCTTAAGAATATCGAAGTAAAGAGCGATGTCCTTTTCTTCTACTGGTTTTGATTCCAGCAAATCTTTATTTGCAAACTGATACCACAGGCCAAGCCGTTTAGCTTCCAGTTGACACTGTACTTTCCAGAACTGGCTTGGATTCAAATTAAGAATGAAATTAGTGGTGATTAGTAGCAGGTTTTCGCTACTTTGTTCATGCAAGGCAAAACAACCTATTTGTTTTGTGAGCCTGGCAACCAGTTTCACGTCAACTACCTTGCGAATGTCTTCGCCTTCTTTAAGAGACATATTTTTATACCTCCGTGCAATTTTTTCAGGAATTACATATGTTATATTGGGGAAGTCCGGCCCTTTGGCGGGGTTAAAAAATAGTCACGATTACCGTATTAACCCCAGTGCCAGAAACCTTGAATGATCCTTCCGGTAGTGCTTCAATGCTACCTTTGCGAGAACTAACTAACTCGCGAAACTCTCGCGTCAAATTGTTCTCCCGAAAAGTTACGCTGGCAGACATTACTGAGACTAAGCGCCCACCAGGCTTCAAGAATTTAAGTGCATGCTGGACATGCTTAATATCTGCTTGCCGTTCAAATGGTGGATTCATAACTACCCTGTCGTAAACCGGATGTAAATATGTTTCAAGGAAATTCCCCTTCACTACGGTTCGATAGATGTCGGCATCAACCAATATCTCTGCATTTTTCTGCAATAACTCAATACAATCAACCCTAGCTATTTTTGCGACTTCACGGGCGATTGCACCTTGGCCCGCACTGGGTTCCAGTACTAGCATTCCCGGCTCAATTTCAGCCAGTTCCATAAGTCTATTTACAACTGGTTCAGGTGTTGGAAAGTATCCAAAATCCTGGGGTATTAAAATTTCGCCAGTGAGAATAATTTGCTCAATAATTTCCGTAGCATCACCGTTAAACAAATGGGCTTTAGCTTTGCGGTTCCATTTTCCGCCGGCCGCTTCCAGCACTTCATTTGTTTTTATATATAATTTTCGGTCAAGCTGACCGGTTAATGTTACTGCATTACCGTTTACTATTGCTTGGCTTAGTACTGCCAGCACGTCATTATTTATTTTCAAATCAATTTTCCTCCCTCTTCGGCCCTACAACCCAACCAACACCGTCGATGTAATCCGACATGCCCTGCTGGACATTAAACGCCCGTTCCATACTCACCCGTTCTCCCGGGCAGTCGGTTGTGAGTGCTGCCGTTATTAGCCCGCACTGGCTACAATGAGAGTTGCCGTCTTTGACTACGTGCTCCATTCATAACCTCCCAATCAATGAATAGAATTTGGACTTCTTCGGGTAATCGGCCGATAATATCGGCTATTTCGTTAATGGATTTACCTAAAGACCGCAAGTATTTTACCTTGCGTATTTCAGATGACAGCCAAGAAAAATCAAGTGTTTCACATGCGATAAATACTGGTTCAGCCGGCCGCATCATGTGCTTGTCTCTTTTTCGGGCGAGTTTTTGTTTAAATACAGACTCTTTGCTCATGTGACATCCACCGCCTCAACATACCGGACCGGCACAATACCGGTGAACATTTCGGTTGATATATGTATCTGTGGCGGCTCCTGGTCCTTTATTACCGGCGGCAAACAACTCTCGCACAGATGCGAACCGTCTTTTTGGGGAAACATTTTTACGCCAGATATCAAGCCGCGTTTGCAATTACGGCAACGAATATGTTTCATGGCACTATTTCGCACCTCCAAACAGATCATGTAATACTCGGGGGTTATAATGCCGCTCACTATCCACGTAATTTGCTGCTTTTTTCATTTCACCGCGGATTCTATCCAGTTCATTAAAGAACGAATTGTTTCTAGCGACTAGTTCAGATAATGGTTTTATAATCCGAATCGCATCATCTGCGTTTCTGCGGCGCAGGGACCATCCCCTTAGCAGCCTTACCAGTTTTCGATCTTCGGTACGGGTGGTTTTGTTAAACTCCGCATAATGCCGAATGTCGCAGATTGCTTTATCGCTTAGGCTGTATTCTTCTTCAAGAATTTTTAATGCGGCCGGCAGTGCCCGGACAACAGCGGCAAAATCGTCGGTTAATTTCCGAATCTCTGCTGGTGTCATTGAAGGCCGACCTTTTGCGCCGCTTTCTTTACGCAATCTGGGCAGAGCCTTGCAGCATCCAGAAGGACCAGGCCGTCAGTGTTCCCGCAGACGATGCAGCCAGGGTTATATTTTCTGAGAATGATTCGGTCACCATCGACGAAGATTTCGAGCGGGTCCTTTTCTTCTATATCCAGGGTCCGGCGGAGTTCGATCGGAATGACTACACGACCGAGCTCGTCCACTTTGCGGGTAATGCCAGTAGACTTCATACATAAACCTCCCATTGTCAATTAATTTTCGATATGCTAAAATATCCGTAAGTAATTTTTCTGTAGGCCGCTATTATTGCGGTCTTTTTTTATTCAACCCAGTAATTAATTTGCAACCGATCCCCCGGATGAATCAGTCCATACGGCTGCCTGTCCTTAAACACAGCGTCCCAGTTCTCCTGGATGATTCCCTCTCTGAATTCACGAACGTCGCGCCTGACGGCTGATTTGGCCATATAACGGTATGAGATTTCGTCAAGGGTGTCACCGCTGACCACGGTGTAGGTTTCGCTGACCAATTTGCCCTTAGGTTCAGTATTACCGCAGGATGTTAGGGCTAGGACGATTAGGACGGCTACCAATAATGCTCTGCGATCAATCACCTAACAACCCTCCCACACTCCTTAACCTCTACCGGCACCACAGTCCCGCAATCATAACTCGGGTCGCAATCCGTCCGGCAGTCGCCGTCACACATCTGGTAGCCGCAGGCGGCTTTGCAGGTTGGACATTGGCAGTCAGTGGGCCAGTTTTTGGGGGTGTACTGGTTACCCTTAATCATCGTCGTCCTCCTCGTACATACTGCTCTTTATCCATTCCTCATCGTTTTCATAGGCGTTATCAAAAATTTCATCCAGCAAGGTTGTCCAAACGGTGCTGCCGTCTTCAGAATCAAAACCCAGATCAGGAGCAACTTCCCGCAGGTACTCAACAAACTTTGCATGATCGGTGACTATGTACCCGCCCGGGCCGTTTTCTGCGGCGTGTTTTAACAAAGACAGCGGGATTTCCATTTTAAGTGTCTCGTCGGTTACCGTGACCTTTAATCCTTTGCTCACTTCTTTCCCTCCCTCTTAGCCAGCTTTAATTCAATAATCTTACGGGTCACTGGGTCTTTCTCGTCCTTCAGCTTTTCCTTCAGCACATCGACCATTTTACGGTCAACCATCGACTCTCTTAACAAACTGAGCCCTCCTCGCCAGCACTATGCCAAATGCCTCGGCTGTGTTATATTGACAGATTTTACAGTCAACGTCGCGGCTTACTTGCGTTAACTTGTAGGTAACAATGGCCGTTGCCATTACCGCCGGGATTAACCACCACCACGCTATCAAAAACTCACCCCTCTCGCCGCAAACCGTGCGGCATTTTTATTTACTGTGGCCATATGTTTACTGTATGGATTTTTTACCAGCACTGGGTAACAGGTAAACTGGTCCCTGCAAACGGGCTTGTCCTGGATATATTCAGTCGTCAGTTGCTGGCAACAGTCTTCGGATATCTCCCGACCGCAGTTTGTGCATTGCATGGATTTATTCGCCTCCTATGTTGCCGTATTTCATCCAGCACTGGGGGCAGCATTCGCTTGCCGCCATTCCTTCCCACTCATCGGGACAGTCGGACGTGTCTTCCCATGATCCAGGACAACCATTTTGCCAATAAATGCCTAATTGTTTTAAATTCGCCGCCATTTCCTCGACCGTCACTTTTCTTTACCTCCTTCCTCAAAATCTCACTAAACTGCTGCTTCGGCCGCCGATCATTCCCGGGATGTTTCCCGGCACTCACTGGCGATACCGGCGTGATTTTAATTTTTATTACCTCCCATGCATAATTCCGACCGATATTGGATATACATAGAATGGGGGAGTCTAGGTTTTTACGCGGGACAAAATTAAGCGGTTAACTTTGGTACGAACTGTAACTTCTCAAAGTAAGCTATCAGGGCGAGTTTTCTTTGTTGGAAATCTGGCATGGCGACAACCAGGCCGACATCGACCTTTTGCAATCTTTGGATCAGATCAGCTTCCCTGGGAGTCATATGGTCCCGAATAGCCGCATTTTTATCAAGCCCGTGTTTTTCTCTAAACTGCTTAGCCGTCATTTCCAACACGATTTTATTGATCATGTCTGCTTCATTGCTGAAATGATAAAATTTCGGCTCTGCATGCATGATTTTGATCATGTCTGTTAGTTCCGGGTATTCAAGGCGGGCTAGATTGCGGGATTGGATAAATTGCTCCATCTCATTGAAACGTTCTATGTACGCAATTTTAAATCGCATAGCCCGTTTTCCGGTAAATCCCATTGCCAATAAAGCAAAGCCGTCGCGTGTCAGAAGATATTCAGGTTGTTTCTTGCCTTGACTATCTTTGTAATATGACGGCTTAAAATTAAGCCGCGAAAACTCTGCACATTTACCGGTCTCCTCAATTTTGAGGAGACTATTTATATCCCTCAAAACATTGTCATGCCGTTTTTCGAAGATCTCGGCTATAGTCCGGCTGCTTACCATGGCTATACCATCGATCGCAGTTACGCCCAATAGATTGTTTTGGATTTCCTGAACGCGTTGCAATATAGTCATCCTGTACGCTCCTTTCTTTCGGTCAATCATCCGTTAATTACTCGCAGTTTTCCGTATTGGTTATCCGGTACGGTCTTTATTTGTTGTTGGGCGAACCAAGCGTCCAACAGATCTTTTCTAACAAAGTAGCGACCACCAATTTTGGTAACTGGTAATGTGCCGGCTGTGTGGATTTTTTACTAACTGAGGATAACAACTGAACTGATCACGACATACTGGCTGGTGCTGGACATCCTCGGTTGTGCACCGCTGGCTGTGGTCATCGTCGATTTCCCGGCCGCAGCGGGCGCAGTATGTTTGCATTTTTATCACCTCCAGGAATATTTTGCTGAGGTATTGGGTATGTATATAATGGGAGAGTCTGGCTTGGGGCGGCTTACAGGAAATCAATGGTTAATGGCGAATAGTATTGTTGTTGCGCCCGGGATAGGAGGAAATTTGAGAATTCAATGCCCTGGTTGTAAAAAATCAATTACATTAACTAATAGTCAGATTACAAATCGTCAAACCAGAATTACTTGTCCAAGTTGCCGCAAACCCATTACTATTCAAAGCTCAGTTAAAGCAGATGCCGATAAAGCTAAAAAACAACTAGCCTCGATGCTAAAGAAGATTAGATAAACTACGCATCCGGGCGCACTTCCACATATTTATCAGGATTGCTTTCGATTTCTTTTATAATGTCAGTTGCTTGTTTCGCCAGTTCCGTTGCTTGATTTAATAGTGCCTTGCCTTCGGCGTTAAGGCCGATTTGGACGGTAAATTGCTCCCCGTCACTGGTTCCAGCAGTGGCGGTTTCTTTTTGGTCTGGCATTTAATCACCTCACTATCGCATTGTTTTTGCTCATGATGTCAACAACCAGCCGCTCAATAAATTCATTACGAATAGCTTCAAAATCTGGCGGAACATGATTTTCACTTATATAATTTTTAAATTGCTCAACATTTGGATTGTTTCTTAAATACCGTATTGCTGCCAATTCCTTAATATCTACGGGCAATTCTGATTTGGCGCCACAACTAGAACAACCTAAACCGCTATTGGGAAGCCATACAGTGCAATCCTTACAACTTTCGCAGCAATCCGCACAATTATCAGCGCAATCGTCTGGGCATTCTTCCAGACAGAACAAGGAGAACTTACAGCAGCTTGGGCATGGCATTTTGTTTTATCCTCCTATTTGCGCATTACTCTGATTTTCCATTGTTCCCCATGTAAGCTTCCTTTCTTTAGACAAACCCTTGTTGTATGCTTCGCAAAGCAAATCTGCAATAACATAGCAAGTACGTGTTTCATATATTTTGGCTTGATTTCTTGCCTTGGCGATAATTAGAGGAAGCGTTAATCCCATTAATTTGCGCTGAGCATTTTTAGGGTTATATACCGGGTTATCTGCGTGCCGCTTGATAAATATTGAGACACCTTCCAGTAACTGACCAGACAACGCTTCGCCATTTGCAGGCCATATTTTTGTTGCAAAACTCAATGTCTTGTCAAGAACATCAAGCTTATAGTTTCGGACGATCTGCCTTATAATGCCGATTGCCGAAATACTCTGCTTTAGAGACTCGCGCTCGCCGCTACGTTTAGCAACCTTAAGCCCATTTTTTTCAATGGTTTGCAGTATAGCAATACTATCCTCATCACCAGAACTGACTAGCGCCCAAAAATCTTCTAAAGAAGTAAGCTTGTGAACGCCTTGATTAAGATCATGGAACATGGCTACTTCTTCCTGAAAGCTCATTTCTGGATAAACTAAGCAAGGCACCGTTTCATAACCAAGGGCTTTTAATACTGCTAACCTGTGCTGACCATCAACAACGGCGAATGTTTTGTTTTTGCGAGTTACTACCCGGATAGCACCGATCAGCGATTCATCAAAGTTAGCCGTTACTTTTTTTACAAACGAAGGGCTTACTTGGCGCTGATAGGCATGATCAATAAGTAACTGGCCGATTGGCAATTCTTTGTAAATACCGAATTGATTGGCTTTCATTTACTCCACTCTCCTATTTACTCATCTTTAATGATATTTCTAACCGTTCAGCGTTTTTGTGAATTGCATCCACACAAGCGCCTACTTGGTATTGAACCCGCTTAACTGTCGATTTAGGCAAGTTCAGTAGTTCTGTTTCGGCTTGTCCTACTAACAAGCTAAGCTGTAACGAGATATTTTGCAGGACTTCCTGTAGCGCTTCGGCACCTTCCATGAATGCGGGTTGTGGTTGTGGTGTTGGGGCTGGTGTAGGCTGTGGTTCCGGGGAAGGTGCTGGTTCCGGAGTTGATACGGGCTTGCTTGTTTTCTTAACAATGGTTTCACCAGCAAGTGCTTTAGTTAGTAGCTCAGGCTGTTCTTCTTGTGGGTAGCTGGCTATTGCGTCGGCTTTGTAAAGAGATACCTTGCCGGATTCAACAGCTTCAGCAACTTCGGGAAGTCCTTTTTTGCGAACTCTGCCAGCAGCTTCAATGGATGACTTAGAGGAATTTACTAGCTGAGCGGCTTTTTCAGCGGATCTTCCTGTATCGCCTCCGTTGGCTTGAATTAAAGCCGACGGAGGCTTATCTCCTTGCTTCAAATGTTCCACCTGTCTTAATCTCGCTTCCTCAACAAAAATATGCTTAATTTTATCCCCCACCATTGCCCTTTGTGCTTCGCTCAAACTCCGTCTATGGAAATTCAAGCTAACCACAAAATCAACCAGACTGCCTTTGCCATCCCACTCCCGCACAGCAACCGGGATATCTAATTCAAGACAAGCCCTGTACCGGTTTCTGCCGTCAACGATTTTATCTTCGTGAATCCATACCGGCTCTCGTTGGCCGTTTTTGCGAATGTCGTCGATTAATCCAGCAAATTCAACTTCATTCATCATGGGGAATATATTGGCTACCTCGTGGAATTCGTAGTTTTTCAATTTTGTTTCACCTTCTTTCTTACAGGAAATTGTTTCCTCTTTGCCGAAGTGCAAGTTGAGGGGAGGTGATACTATGTATGATGGTCTTCGAATAGGACCAAAACTTGAGGATATTTATAAGCCAAGTCCTAAAGTTCAAGAAATGCTTCAACAAGCAGCTGATAATATTAGCGCTAAAGGTATGCATGATCGAATCGTTGAACTAATTAATGATTTCGAGAAAGACCTTAATGACGAATATGAAGCTGGTGCAAGATTAGTTTCATTTGGTCAATCAGTTCAATTTAATATTGTTGATGTTGGTTTTTATAACCCAAACTTAATCATGTTTTCCGGGCTTTTAGATGACGGCTCTCATGTTCAACTCGTGCAGCACATGTCTCAATTAAGCTTTCTTTTAATTGCAATGAAACGTCAGAACCCAGAACAACCTCGGCGCAAAATTGGCTTTCGTGGCTCATGCACAGAAGAATCAAATCAAGCTTCTGATCAATCTGCCGCAACAGAGGAATAATTCTACTATCAGGTACTTGAATAACGCCATTGTTAGTTGTAAGTTGCTGGATAAGCCCAGTTTGCATTTGCCGGTCTGAACATTGCCCGTTCAGGCTGGTATTTTTTTGATTACTCACTACTTGTTCTCCTTATATTTTTTAACGGGATTGTTACGCTGCTTGCTGGCATACTCGGCAGTGTTTTTTTCGACAGAATCATTAATAACAAAAGCTGTATATTCCAGTACATTATTTGCGTCCAATATGCTTATGTTTTTGTCGGCAAATAGGTTTACGATATCTTTTGCTATTTGCTTATGTGACTCGTTTTTAAGAGTCTTTTTTCCCCACAGGCTCAATATGTCTCACCTTCTTTCTGCTTGTCCAAATTTCTGGCAGCCGGGTTAACCGGCTCAATAAATGCGTCGCATTTTAGATGCTAGACTTGATTTACGGCATTGTTTCGGCAGTGCAATTTCTTGCGATTTTACTGGCTTTTCTTCAACTACCTTACGATGCCCGGCAAGCCACGATTCATAATCTTCATCATCTATGTAGATACGTCTGCCAATTTGTATTACTGGTAACCCATGGCGATATATCCAGGAATCTACAATAGCCTTAGATATATTCTTTTCCTTGGAAAACTGCTGAACTGTTTGCATTTAGGATTACTCCTTTATGCCGAGTATTTCAGCGATTTTAGTTTTGTGAATCTTACCCTTTTTTGTACCTCGTGTACCTTTCAGTATTTCAGAAAGATACGAAGAATGAATACCTACTTGCTGGGCAAGTGCAGCCAGAGTAATACCTTTTTGCAACATGGTAGCCCTTGCCTGGAGTCCAAATTCTGAGTAGTGGAGCATGGTTAGGCCTCCTTTCCATCTTTTATTACATTTTCAGTAAAAAATTCGCAAAAAACTTGACAACAATTAGAAAATATTCTAATATTAAAGGCATAGTGAATAGATCGTTCCCCAACGATTTTTTTAAGGGTTTACCATAGACCCTCTGTTTTTTTGTTACCTTTTTTGCCATTGTTTTTGCTGTTAAGGTAATTATATTAGCAAATTTGGTAAAAGTCAATATTAAATTTGGTAATTCAGACAGGAGCGATGAACGCGTGTCTTTAGTAGAAAATATAAAAAAATTAGCAGATTCAAGAAAAATTAACATTACAGAGCTTGGAACAATAATAGGAGTTGGCAAAAATGCAATTTACAGATGGGATGAAAGTTTTCCGTCCTATGATAAGCTTCAGAAAGTTGCCGATTATTTTAAGGTTTCTACTGACCATTTAATTTATGGCTTTAATCGCGCCTTATTTGCTGCCGCTCTACGCATTATAATGAATGGAAGAAATCCAGGAGAATATGCCGACCAAACAGGCATTAACAGAGAAACCATATTTCATTTCCTTGAAGGATCAGCTACTGCTCAACCTTCTTTAGAAATCATTGAAAAAATTGTTAACGACAACCCTATTCCTTATATGATCAGTGCTGAAGATATTTACGGTCATGCTGGGTATGATGTACCCGAACATCTTAAAGATCAACTTTCTCATTCCATCCCCTCGCTTACTCAAAAATATGAACTAGATGCTCAGGAAGAAGAACTATTAAAGGTATTTAAAACCCTGAGCAAAAAAAGTAAAGCCCTTCTCCTTGCCCGTGCTTATGAACTAGAAGAAGATCAAAGCAAATAAAAAAGCCAGTCCCTAAGGACTGGCTAAAAAATAATCTAGAGGTGTAAAATGCCATCAAAAGTAAAAAAACGCGGAAAAAACTCTTATCTTCTTACTGTAGTGCATCAACAAGAAGAGTACACTCTCACTATAAAAGCCGACTCTGATTTAGAGGCCGAACAACAATGGAAACTATTTGCTGCTGATGTTCTTAGAGGGAATGCGATTTCTGTTGGTACGGAAAAAATGACACTAACCAAGTTTTATGATTATTGGTTAATACATTATGCCAAAGAACATTTAGAGGATACAACTCAAGTAGTAGAGGAAAAGATTTTCGAACGTATTGATGCTGCCCTCGGACATTTACGGATTGATAAGATTTTACCTAAACACATACTGGAATTCTTTGAGCAGCTTAAAGCACCGGATGCATCATTTAAGGATGAACCACTATCACAGGCATATATTAGAAAACATGCCTCTCTGCTAAAGACTCTTTTAACAACAGCTCATGAATGGAAGTTTATAATATCTAATCCTTTTAAAGGCATAAAACTACCTAAGCCTGGTAAAAGCCAAAAGAAAATTCCCAACGAGACTGAAGTAAAACATTTCTTTGCTCTGTTGTCTGATCATAAAATCCTAAAACATCGCTTATGGGTCATGCTGGCCTTCTCCCTAGGGCTACGCCGAGAAGAAATATTTGGGCTAAAGTGGAAGGAAATTAACTTTGAAAAGCGAACAATTACGATTGCTTTAGCTGCAGTATATATACCAAAAAAAGGCATTAAGATTAAAGACACAAAAACAGATAATTCATATCGTACCCTCTCTATGCCTCCTGATATTGTATTTATGCTTACGGCATGGCATGATGAACTGAAGGCGGCCGCAAAGCGCCGCGCTAAGCGCAATAAGGTAGTTATACTCGATGATCCAACATCATCAGAAAAATTTGTATTCCCTAAGGTCGATGGTACTGTTGGCCATCCTCATAGCTTTAATAATTTCTTGAAACGTTTGTGCGAGGATCATAATATAACAACTATTGGCCCGCATGTCTTTCGACATTTGAGTGGTAGTTATCTTTTGAAAGGTGGTGTGGATTTAGCTGCTGTTAGTGCAAAACTTGGTCATAGTGATAAATCGTTCACGTTAAAAACATACATTCATGAGGTACAAAGTGCTGAGGAACATTCGGCTAATGTCATGCAAGGAATTTTGCAAACTCTAAAACCGGTAATAAAAAATGGACAAGCAGTTAACTAGATACCGTCCATTGTATATGTACATTAATGAAAAATGTCTATGAAAAATTAACCCAGGGGACAAGACAGGGGACAACTTAACATAAATAAAAAATCCGCAAGTCTATTGACCTGCGGATTTACTACATTCTTATGGTCGGAGCGACACGACTTGAACGTGCGGCCTCTACCACCCCAAGGTAGCGCTCTACCAAACTGAGCTACGCCCCGACATATTTGCCAGTTATTTACTAACCATGTGCTAACTGACAAAACATATTGTACCTCAAAGCATGCAGGGTTGTCAACAGTCTATCGTAAAAAAACTTTATGGAAACTTCTATTTCTTTGTTTGTACGGTATCTTTGCCGCTGCGTCCGGGATAGGCGCCTTCTTCCCTGCTGCCTAACAGACCCTTATGGATGGCACTTACGAAGTCACCCTCGGCAAGAACATTGTCGAGTACCTTTTCGATACCTGCGGTAATTTGTTCGACGTAACGTTCGGCTTGTTCTGTAGGGGTAATATTGGCTTGCCCAAAAAAACGGAAACCGTCCTGCACGGCCCGGAGGGTATCAATTTTGGCCGGTACTGAGATAGGACCGCCGGAGTAGGCTTCGTCGGTGGAAGCTATGGAGATGGCATCCACGCCCAGGGACATAGCCAGACAGGCATGCAGTGTTGTGGTCATAGCCGATTGCACCCGGTCTTCGGTATGGGTCAGGAACCCGATTGGCGCACCCGGCCAGATGGGAGCCTTAATAATATTTCTGAGAGCATAAATTTTGGCTGCATTGAAGTTGACATAGTTATCTTCCATCAGGTCGTTTATCATCACTTCGGGTGAATAGGCAAACAGGGGCTGCAGAATCGGTCTGGCGCCCAGCTTTACGGCCAGGTCAGCTACGATCAGCATACCGGCGAACGCTTTATGGGCAGGTACGCCGGCAAGCTCTTCATTGGTGACAATATCAAAGGGCAGGTTATATTTCTGGGCATATTTGATGGCATGATACCCGTCGATCGTCATCCGGGCCGGATCAGTACCGGCACCCAGAGAGCCATAGCAGATATTGATTTTGGTTAGGTCGGCGCCAATTTTGCCGGCAAGTACGACTGTTTCCGGAGTATTGAGACCGCGATGGGCGCGTATCTGCCATAGCGTGG